AGAGATGTTCTGATGCACATCGTATATTGAATCCCTGTCGAGTGACATTTCTTCTTGCAAGACCATATATTTCGATAATCTTGAGCCTGAGTTCGAGTTTTTGTTTGTCTTGTTCGGATCCTTTTGTTGGATTTCTTCGTATTTTCAGATCAATGATCTCTGATCCAGTGAGATTGAGGTTGTGAAATAGCCCTACAGAATCTGCAATAAAAATGACTGATTCGACATATGGTTGTGTCATATCCTCTGTTATATCGATCTTTTGGACTGTTCTTGTAATATCAACTGTTCGTGCATCATCTCCAGTTGTTGTCAGTTTGACATATTCGATATGATACGAGTCTGGAGATACAGAAGTATTCTCTCCTGGATTCCTTCTTGCTGTTCCTTTACTAGACATTTATGAGTTCTTCGTATGCATCAACAAATTGTTCAATATATGATGGAACTACGTATCGAATCTTCGATCTTTCCTCGTTCAGTGCATATTCATGTGTTCGATATGTGACATAAGACAACTGATATGCGAGTTCTCCACCTGATATATAGACTCCATTTGTGACTGATTTTTTCTCAGAATCGTCTGTTCTATAGAAATAATACGGAGCATCTACGAATTTATATACCTGATATGTGGATACGCTATCCCCAGATGTTTGTCCAACTACGAGTTCTGTTGTATTCTGTGGTGTTGTTGCATCTCCAATAAAAGCTCCTGTTACATTTTGTATTACCAATTGGTTCATATCCACGTTTTTCTTTGTAAATGTACCTCGTGCACCAGATGTAGCACCAACAATTTGCTCTCCTAATTCGAATCTTCCTGATAAACTATCCCGGAATTCAGATACCAAACCATCTCCTGTTCGAGTAATACTTGGATTTGTTGTAATTACATAACCCTCATATTCCTTTTCGATATAAGAAAATAGATCCTCTTGAGACATCGGCCATGCTCTCATACCATCGTGTAGAAAATCATTTACAACAAAAAATGTCCAGTAATAGTCTGGAGTACCATATAATCTTTGCGATACGATGTCTGGTCTTTCACCATTTTTGACCTCATAAAACCTATATCCAGCTACCTCATCTAGGAATGTTGGTAATGGTCTTACAGATCGAAAGAGATCTACCATATTTTGTTTGACTCCTTTTCTATTGAAGTCGTATTCTATTTTTGGAAACAGTTCAAAGAATGCCATTATCCATTACCTCCTTCTCCCTCTGGTTTGGGATATGATACAAATGGAGGTCTATCGTCATTTTGTATTTCAAATAATTTCTTTTCAGGATAGAGCTCATCTCTTGTAAGCATTTTAGCTTCTGAGAAGTCAACTTGGAGCTGTACTTCAGTACCAACATAGTCTTCTAAAGCCTTTAAATAAATCATTGAACCTTCCTGACCGTTATAATTTACGCTCAATCCAGTGCAATAACTATCGTATATCGTAGGAAGGAATAAACTTTCTTTTTCCCCGATATAAAATTGTATACGAAATTGGGGTGGATATTCTAATGCAAATGTTCCTTTTCTTTTAGGATACATGTATTTTCGAAAGAAAGAAATAATATCATGTACTGCTCTTGCATCTTTTTCTGATTCTGGTACTAATTTCCAAGACATTTGGAAACTACGTATATTCATAGAGGTGAATGCCATTTCTTGGTTTGGATTAATAGCTATACCTCTTCCTAAGTTATCTGCAGCTAAAAAATCCCCTATAGTATCTGCAAAAGTTGCAAGAGCCTTTCCTCCCATTAGGAATTTATCTTCATCTGTAAGATTTCCCTCTATTCCCTCTCTTCCAGCATATACCTTACTCATGTCTACACCTTCATATGAAGCTCCATCAGCAAGAGTAAGTCCACTTGGAACATAAAGATTTATATTATCGATTTCTAAACCACTTTGGCTGGTACTAATTCTACAATGAGGAAACCCCCCATCTTGATCAATAAGTTGTCCTAAATTTGTTGGAAATGTTAAAGATGACACGTATTAAGTCCTATAAATAAAAAATATATTATAAGTTTATTTATATGGCTTACAAAGGAAGATACACAATAAAAAGACCCGAAAAATACATGGGTAATCCTGCAAAAGTGACTTATAGATCTCTTTGGGAAAGACAAGCATTTAAATGGTTAGAGGATAATCCAAAGGTTAAATCATGGAATAGTGAAGAAGTTGTAGTCCCTTACAAGTCCACTCTGGATGGTAAGATACACCGATACTATGTAGATTTGCTTATACAAATGGATAATCGAAAGGTATTCCTTGTTGAAATTAAGCCAAAAAAAGAAACAATCCCACCAAAACCAAGAAAAAGAAAGACCCAAAAATATGTTACTGAAGTCCTAACATATACCAGAAACAATGATAAATGGGAAGCTGCGAGTAAGTTTGCTGAACATAATGGATGGAAGTTTCAGGTTTGGACAGAAGAAACTTTAAAGAATCTCGGCATCAAAGTAATCACCTAATCATATAAATAAAGTATATGGCATCACTATTTGATACACTACAAGCTGGAGCACAACGTGCTGGAATAAAATCTAGAACTAAACAATCTAGGGAATGGTTCCAGGATCAGATTAAGACTCTCAGTGTACCAGGAAGAGGAACACTACTCAAAGATCCTGCTTTAAAAAGAACAAATAGGGAATTAGTTGGGAATATGTACATGTATGTTTACGATCCCAAAATGAAAAAAGAATTGCCATATTACGATAGATTTCCACTCTCAATAATGGTGGAACCTGCTAAGGGTGGATTCTACGGATTAAATTTACATTATTTAAATTATAATGTTAGAGCTAGATTTTTAGACGAACTTATGTCTTTAGAATCAGGAAAGGCAACACAAACATCTCGAATTAAAAGATTGAGATACCAACTATTAGCAGGTACTAGAAAATATAAAGAATTTAAACCATGTTTCAAACATTACTTAACATCACATATCAAATCTCCATTGTCTCGGGTGCCAATGACAGATTGGGAGATAGCTATATTCTTACCAGTAGAACAATTTGTTAAGAAAGGTAAAACATCGATATGGAACGAAAGTCTTAAGATTGCAAGGAAATAACAATGAGTAGTATAGACAATTTAAAATCTACAATTAAAAAGAAAGGTGGTATAGCTCCATCTAATAGGTTTAATGTTATATTTACTCCTCCTGATCTTTCTTTAATTAATTTAGATGTACAATCAATAGTAGGATCTTTACTATCAGGTGGATTTAGTGCATCAAATTTAATAAACGATCCAAGAGATATATCCATTTTATGTCAAGAAGTAAATATTCCAGGAAGAAATATTTCTACATTTGATCACATGGATTTCCAACAATCAAACAAATTTCCTTACACTGTGATAGATTCGGAAGTCACAATGAGTTTTCTATTAACAAATGATTATCACATGAGAAAAATGATGGACAATTGGATGTCCGGAATATATAATGTGAATACTCATAGAATAGGATTAAAGGAAAATTATGCTGTAGATGTTATAATACAACATTTAAATCAGCAAAATATTCCGATATATGGAGTGAAGCTTCTAAAGGCTTTCCCAACATCTGTTAATGCAATTACCCTAAATCAGGAGGCACAAGGAGATGTTGTGAAGATGGAAGTAACATGGGCTTATGATAAGTTTAAACCAGAAGGTGCAGTAGAATCAGCACTATCTGGTGTATCTGCAGCTCTAGATATATTTGGTTAATTAATATAGGAGAAAAATATGGCATTGCCAATGGTGAATTCCCCTAGATACAGTACTATACTGCCATCTACGGGAGAAAATATAGATTATAGACCTTACACGGTCAAAGAAGAAAAGATTTTAATGATTGCAATGGAGTCGAAAGACCAAAAGCAAATCATTAGGGCTATGAAGGATGTTATTTCTGCATGTATTGAAGGAATAGATGTAGGAAAGATAACAACCTTTGATATAGAATGGATTTTCCTAAAACTGAGATCTAAATCGGTTGGAGAAAAGGTTGAGCTAAAGCTGAAGTGTCAAGATAACGAATGCGAAGCTCAAACCCAAGTAGAAATAAATCTGGAAGAGATTGAAGTTA